TGCTGGATATGCGCAAGCCAGTATTGTAAATAACACCAGTTCACCTAGCATTGTGGCACGTGATGCCACTGGCACCATAAATGTCACGGCCATGAACGGCACAGCCAGTCAAGCTGTTGCTTTACAACTTGCAGGATCTGCCACATTCCTCACAGCCACTACCACGCCAACTGTGAATAGTATCGTGGCAAGAGATGTGAGTGGCGGTATTGCTGTTATTGCGGTAACTATACAATCTATCGTCAAATCGGGAACAGCAAATGTTGGCAATATAGGACAATCAGATAATAAATTTGGCACAGTTTATGCCAGCACATTTAGTGGTGCTGTTACAGGAAACGTTACAGGAAACGTTACAGGGGTACTTACTGGTAATGTGGCCAGCGCAGCAACTGCAAATCAGATTGCATCAGGTTCTGCTCTAGTAGATGCAACAACTGGTAAAATGAGAGCCAACAGCATATCGTTGGGAAATGGATCAGCAGCATCACCTAGCTTGAATTTTCTCAGCGACAGTAATTCCAGTTCAGGATTCTACTGGTCAACTAACGGTGAAATCAATATCAGTAATGCTGGCGTATACAGCGGCAAATTCCAAGCCAACGGTAATTTGACTATGGTAGGAAATGTTTCAGCGGTATTGTTCCAAGGAACAGCTACCCAAGCTCGCTATGCTGACCTAGCAGAAAAGTATTTGGCAGACAAAACTTATGAGACAGGCACAGTGGTTTCTGTAGGCGGAGAAAAAGAAGTCACAGCCAGTCAAATTGGTGATCGTGCCTTGGGTGTGGTCAGTACCAATCCAGCCTACATGATGAACAGTGAACTGGAAGGCGGTACGTACATTGCACTAAAAGGTCGTGTGCCAGTTCGAGTTTATGGTCGTGTTTCAAAAGGACAGCCTTTGATTGCTTATCATGAAGGTGCTGCTCAAGCATCCATGGCAGGATGGACGCCAGAAGTGTTTGCACAGGCATTGGAAACCAGTGCTGACGAAGGTGTCAAATTGATCGAATGTGTAATTTTATAAGTATAAGTATATCCACTAAGTATATGTTTAAAGGTTATTAATGACTACTCAAATTATTTACGCAACAGACTATAACGCTGTTCAAACCAAAGCCAATCAGGTATTGGGAACGTATTATGGCCAGACCGTAAATAGTTCTCCAATTAGCACACCAGTAACCAATCAAAACTCAACGATTGTATCCGCCGCGCAGTGGCAAGCATTATATAAAGACTTGTTAATTTGTTATAACCATCAAAATTCTGTGGTAGGATCGCTCACTTATCCACTCAATACCACGATCATTACCCTCGCAGATTTATCCGCATATCAAAACATGGGTACTAGTGTTTTGACAAACTATCTACAGTTTAGTTCAGGATACAAGTCCAGTCAGGCATTTACATCTCAAACACGTGGTCCAGGATGGGGCGTCAATAACTCTAACGAAACAGCAAGACATACTTTAGTTCTAACATTCCCTAGTGCAGCGGCAGCAGGATATTTCTTTAACAGTGGCGGCTCAATTTTGTTTTCAGCTAGTATGTCTGGTGGACAAACTGCAGTAGCTGGTACTAAAGATTTTTCTTGGGGGAGCATGCTAAGTCATATGGGAACTATTGTTTTCAATATGAATTCCTGTACCACTCAAGCTGGCGCAACAACTCCAGGTACCGGTTATATAGGATTTAATCTTTTAACTTCCAGTAATCAATTGATTTATCAAAAGACTACGGAAGCTCCTACATATAGTCCAAATCAATTTGATATCTATGCAAACTTTAGTGGCTCGACACTTACATTTTATTTAGAGTATGAAGATCGTTCTGGCCCAAATGATGGTATTCATGGTCCATACACCATTGATGAAACCATACAAGGCACTATTACTAGCAATGCCAGCATGACCTATGCCAGCGGCGGCCCGACTGGATTTACCATGAATGTCACCAGCTATTTGCCAACGGTAAGTACAAATGCATTTGATCTTGTTGGTACTTTCAGTCCTTAATTATACACCAATAACTATTGACAAGCTAACTACTATAATGCTATTATAGTACGAAAGGAGTTTGTCATGGATGAAAGAATTGAAAAGGCCTTTGCTGTGGCCAATTACATGTCTACGCTATCAAATCAGCGTAGAGTCATGCTGGAAGAATACGAACAGAAATTAGTACATTATGTAAACGGTGCTACATTTCAAGTTGGTCCAGAACTTATTACGTTTACAAAAACTGTGTTGGATCTTGGTTACATCGAAGATGTTGCGTTTATCGACGTCAATAATTTTCCAGTGATGATTGCAGATGTACAAGAATTTTTTGATAGTATTGTAGCTATATATTTTGAAGCTACTAACGAATACTCAGTTAAATTCACAGCACTCAAGAGCAAAAGAAAAATATCAGATATTGTAGATCTATGACCATTGGCGCAGTTATTTTTGCTCAGAACAATGCCAGTTTAGATTACATCAAGTTGGCTGTATTCTCAGCTAGGCAATTAATCAAACATTTAGATATTCCCGTAAGCATAGTTACAGATAGTCCAGACTGGCTGGAAAAAGCATATCCAAATCATCCATTTGATAGGATTATCACAGTAGGTTTTAAAGATACTACACACCTTAAAACTTTTAACGATGGTGCATTAAGTTTAAAAAAACTTGAGTGGAAAAACTTTATTAGAGATCAAGTTTATGATCTTAGCCCGTATGATCGTACACTGGTAATTGATAGTGATTACATAATTAACTCTAGCATATTAAAACCTGCATTAGATAATCACTATGATTTTCAAATATATCGACAAAGTATGGATCTTGCAGATTGGAGACCATTAGAAGAGTTTACACGAATAAATCAGTATAGTATTCCTTTCTACTGGGGAACTGTTTTTATATTTGAAAAGAATGATGTTACTAAAGCTCTGTTTGATCTAATTGCCTATATCAAATCAAATTGGTTGTATTTTAGAAACTTGTATAGTATAGAAAGTACAACATTCAGAAATGATTTTGCTTTTAGTATTGCTATACATATTATGAACGGAAAAACTAATGGCGGATTCGCTATAGAATTACCGGGCAAAATGATCTATACTAAAGACAAGGATTTTCTAATCAATATGGAAGATACAACAATGCGCTTTCTAATAGAAAAGAAAAACTATTACGGCCAGTATATATTAGCTAAGACAACAAATTTAGATATGCATGTCATGAATAAATTAAGTCTAAGTCGTTTTATCGATGGAGGTATCGGTGTCTAAAGGATTTGTGGTATTTGCGCAAAATACAAAAACTGTCGATTATATCAGACAGGCATACGCACTTGCACTTAGCATCAAGTATACTCAAAAAGAAGTTACTAATATTTCTATAGTAACCAACGATAAAATTCCAAAAGAATATCGTAAGGCTTTTGATAAAATAATTCCTATTCCTTGGTTTGATAAAAAGGGTAATAGTAGGTATGCTACCGAGCATCGCTGGAAAATATTCCATGTTACGCCCTACGATGAAACAGTAGTATTAGATACTGATATGTTGTTATTAGAAGACATCAGTCAGTGGTGGGAATATTGCAGCAATCATGATGTTAGATTCTGTAATAGAATCAAGAATTATAAATTGGATGTTGTTGCTGATACCACTAGCAGGAAAACATTTATAGCAAACAATCTATCTAGTCCTTATTTTGCATTACATTATTTTAAAAAGTCTGATTACGCATTGGAATTTTATAAGACATTGGAATTTGTATGCAAGAACTGGGAGTGGTGCTGGACAAAATTTGCACCAGAAGAATATCAAAATAGTTGTAGCATGGATTTAGCTACAGCGGTAACAATAGAAATTATGTTGGCACATGACAGTGTACTGGATAATCTCAGTCCGTTAGAATTTATTCATATGCGTAGTGCTGTCCAAGGATGGGAAAACATCGAAATTGGTTGGCGCAATACTGTTAATCACATATTGAATTCCAAAGGCGATTTTATCGTAGGCAATATAAAACAAAGTAAATTATTCCATTATATAGAAAAAGAATTCTTAACAGATGATATAATTGCTAGATTGGAGGAGTTAAATGGCTAAAAGGCAAAAAATTTTACCTATAGATTATTCTATCAAAGAAGAATACAGAGCTTACTTTGATCCGATTACAGAGAAAGTAATTGCAGTAACTAACGTACCGCATCATGAATTTAAACACTACGCTGTTATCGATGATGAAGAGTTTAAAAACTTCAATAACGGATTAATAAAATTTGAAGACTGGGTAATTGATAGATCCGTAACACCCAGCGGAGAAGTGGAATCCAGAATCTACACTAAATCAGTTCGCAGCGAATTTCAATTTGGTAATAGATCATTAATATGGGTTAGCCGTCGAGTAGACAAGAATACTGAACTATTAGTCACATGGAATAAAGACTCTTGGAGTTTTCACATAACTCCTGCTGGCAGAGATTTGCTTGCAGATAGTCTTTATGATAGAACTATGGTATTCTTTGCTACACTAGAAACAGATTTTGATTTTTTGATTAGAACATTTTATATTAGAGTTCACGATTTACTAAGAAAAAATGTAATAACTTTTCCTTTTGAAAGCAAATTAGAAACTAATATACATAGTATTGCTATTACTAGCAAAAAACTATTTAATAATTACGGATTAATAATAAATGATTAAGGTTATAGAACAAGACATTATATTCCTCAGCTACGATGAGCCCAATGCTGAAAAAAATTATGCAGATTTGTGTAATAAAGTGCCTTGGGCTAAACGTGTTCACGGAGTAAAAGGTAGCGATGCCGCACACAAAGCCTGTGCCGCATTAAGTGAAACTGAATATTTTGTCACTGTGGATGCAGACAATATCGTTGATACAAAATTCCTTGAAGTTGAAATAGATCTAGACAAGCTAGGTTTAACAGCTGACCACGTGTTCAGTTGGTGTGGCAAAGTTCACGTTAACGGACTTATGTATGGCAATGGTGGACTTAAAATGTGGACACGTAAATTTGTAAACAATATGCGTACACATGAAAACAGCAATCCTAGTGATACCAAAGGTATAGTTGAATTTTGTTTTGACGACAAATATTATCAGTTTAATGAAAACTATAGTGAAAGTTTTACCAATGCCAGTCCGTTCCAAGCATGGCGAGCAGGCTTCCGTGAAGGTGTAAAGATGAGTTTAGATCAAGGTGCTAAGGTAAAAGACCTAAAAACTATTTGGTGGCAAAACTATGACAGACTATTAATCTGGTGCAATATAGGTGCAGATGTCGATAACGGGCTGTGGAGCATGTATGGAGCAAGAGAAGGCGCATACCTAACTAATTGCACCGATTGGAAATATTCCAGTGTACGAGATTTTGAATGGCTCACTGAACAGTGGGAAACCAAATACAGTAAGATTACAGACAAAATGTTACCCCATGAAATCTCTGGATTAGGTTATACGCTAAGGGATGAATGTGGATTAGAACTATTTGAACCTTGTGTAGAATCTAGTAAATTTTTCAAAGTAGTTTATAACAACACACCCCGTATTATTCGCAAACGCCATGTATGATATAGTCTTTATCAGTTACAACGAACCCGATGCAGATGAAAACTTTGCCAGTTTAAAAGAACGTTTTCCTCTAGTAAAACGTGTCCACGGTGTAAAAGGAATACATCAAGCCCATATAGCTGCAGCAAAGAAGTGCTTTACTAAAATGTTCTGGGTAGTGGATGGCGATGCTGTTGTTCTTAATGATTTTAAATTTGATTATATATCACCAGAATGGGATCTAGATGTAGTACATGTATGGCGTAGTATTAATCCTATTAATAGTCTTAGTTATGGATACGGTGGTGTAAAGTTACTTCCCCGTAAAATGACTATTGATATGGATGTAACTACTACAGATATGACTATGAGTATTAGTAGTAAATTTAAAGCTATGCCTGAGATTAGTAATATTACAGCGTTTAATACAGATGCATTTAGTGCATGGCGTAGCGCATTTAGAGAATGCTGTAAATTATCTGTAATTAATAATCAAGAAAGTTTAGAACGTTTAGGCGCTTGGTGTAAACTAAATGAAGATGTTCCTTATGGTGCGTATGCTTATATGGGCGCACTGGCAGGTAAAGACTATGGAGAAAAAAATACCTCCAATAAGGAGGCACTTGCTAACATAAATGACTTCACTTGGTTACAAGATCATTGGCTAACGGAAAAATCTCAGCTATCACTTTAGCACAAGCAACAGCAATTTCTTGGTGCTCTTTCTGTGTACCGTTGGCACTGCGCAATTCAATGAAGTGTACCCAACTGCGTAGTGTACCATTCATATAAATTCTGCTTTCTATAAGACCTTCGGGCAATACTGTACGAGCTTGTTCTTTGGCTATGCCATTAGCGATAGCCCACTCGTACTCTCTTTGTGCGGCATATATAACTCTTTTCTGAGCACGTTCCCATTCGATTGATAGCATTTTATCATCTGTGGTGATACTGTTTTGTCTGTTTGCGGTGTCTTGGAGTCGTGCTTCTCGCAATACAAACGACAGG